CTCCACGACTTCATTGCGATATGCAACAAGAGTCACTAGTGTGAGTTCTAGTGCATTCCCAGTTGGAACATACCTTATCACGAGCTCATATATACACGGTTTAACGGGTCGACCAGCTGGGAATACCCCAGGAGCAGGAACCGACTATTCATACCAAATAGGTTACGATATAACATGGCCAAACACGGGAAGTTCAAGCGCGGTTTCGACAATTGACGGTCAGTATTTTGATAGAGGTGGTGGAGCAGCCATTTCTAGAGCATTAGTAAGTTCATCACTCGTAACAGCATCTCTGTATGCATATGCGTCGACAAATCCAAACCTTAACGTATATAGGATTGCACTAAAGCAAAGACGTTTATTCTACCCAACACCAGTATCAGGCAGCCATTTGGGCTTTGGAGGATTAACAGCTACAGACTTTTGGCACTACCTTATGACTGGTTATTGGGCTTATGAGATTTTTGATGAAAATGGTGGTATATACAACGTACAATTCACACTAAAACGTCACATTGGATCCGACCACTACCCAGATAGTGGTTCCTATATGAACGTATTTATACATGACGTACAAACACCAGCTCCAACACCAGTAAATAGAACACCGGGTACAGCAGGTTGGTACCCCCCAACAAACAACATTGTAACAATCGGACATGCGTATAATGGAGGCCCTGCAATGAGTTTTTATGATACTCAAACGGGATACCTATACGAAAGGTTTAACATCAACTTAGTCCAATATGGATACCCAGCTCAATTATGCTTTGAGCCTAGTGGATCACTAACTGACAATAGCTATTTTGGTTGTATTGTGGATGATGTCTCCTACTGCAAAATTGGAGTAACTACAGATCCAAGATTCATTAAACCATCAACAATAGCTATGACTAAATACGATCCGGGATTCGGTGAAGCTGATCAATATAATCCAAATAACGGTGCGAGTGCATAATGATATCAAATAACACCATACGAAACACAACAAAAGCATTCCCAGCCATTCAAATAATGACTGAGAATCATGTTTTAGGAAAAATTCTAATCAAGAACTTGTACCAAGGTTGGAATGGTGAGAGTGTTCCTGAGATTAAAGAGCGTTGTGAAGATAACCCGTACAACCTACGAGTCGGATTACCAGCTACAGATGATTTAATGAAAAACGATCACCTATATTTCATAATCAACTACCTTTCATACAATCCAGCAACCAAAGACATAGAGCAACGAGAAATTATTCCATATCGTAATATGTCTAAAGTGTATATCGGTCAATCTTTGGATGAAAAGTCGTATAGTGATTATGGTCTCTTTGTTAATGAGAAGGCTGTTGTTGAAGACCTTTACATAAAAGGTGTAGACAGCTTAAAAGATCAGACAATAGGTAGGGTTTTGGTAGGAATGATGCAGCGAATAGAGAAATTGCAAGATGAAGTTGTTGATTTGAAGCGTCAACTTAAAACTAAACATATTTATACGCAAGACACTTTGTAAATGAATGAACTAACAAAATTTTTGGTGGAAAGCGTTTTGAGTGAAGCAGAGCAAGGAATCATTGTTCTACTTCCTGGCGGATTCAAACCACCACACGGTGGCCATTTGGAATTGGCAAAGCGATATGCTAGTCAACCAAACGTATCAGAGGTGCGTATATTAATCGGACCGAAAGAGCGAGATGGAATCACTCGTGATCAGAGTATAGCTGTATGGAAAGAGTTGTTGATAGGAACTACTAGCATAGTAGTAGAATCAGTAGCAGAAGATAATCCGTTACTAGCATCTTACAAGTATATTGAAAAAGCAAAGCCTGGAACATATGCTCTAGCAGCTAGCTCAAAAGGTGATGATTACATTCGAGTGAAGAAATTTGTAGATGGCCACGCAGTAGGAGCTAAGTACAATAGACCAGGTGTTAATGTGGTTGAGCTTCCATTAGACACACAACCAATCTTATACAAGAATCGTAAGGATAATCTAAACGGAAAGGGTATTAGCGCATCAACACTTCGTGCCGATCTAGCAGCTAAGAATTATGACAACTTCAAAACAAATTATCCAGGTCAATCAGAGTCAACAACTAGAAAGGTTTTTGACATACTAACAAAGAACATGCAAGAGATTGTAGAAGGTATTAATGTTGGTGACGTAGTTAAAAAACTCCACTCACGATTTAAGGCTTTCTTGAGAGCGATTAGTTCTGAAAGTAAGGAAACAAAGGAAGCTTTTGTTCTACTAGCACAAGCTGCTCAAGGAAAGAAGAAATTAACAGATGAAGAGAAGAAAGAGATAGGTAATCAAATGAAAGATGTGCTCAAGACGATGGGCATCATCGCAGCAAGTGTGCTACCAGGTGGTACAATCTATTTCATATTAATTAGATTACTTCGTTTGGAGAAGTATACAATTCCTAACAACTTCCTTAATAAGGCAGCAACAACAGTTCCACTAATGGAGAAGACAATACTAAAAGAGGGTGGCGCAGCAGGCCACATGACACATCCGTACGAAGATTACGATTTAACTTTCGACGATGTTGAAAAAATGATCGATGCCGCATTGAGTGGTAAAGTCGAGTTTGCACAAGAAAAGCTAGATGGCCAAAACCTGATGGTAACCTATAAAGATGGTCAGGTTAGAGCTGCAAGAAATAAAGGACATCTTAAAAACGCTGGTGAGACATCTCTCACAGTAAAGCAAGTTAAAGACACGTTTGCAAACAGAGGACCAATTCAAGTAGCGTTCTCTGAAGCAATGGTTGACCTTGAAGCAGCAATCAACAAACTCACACCAGAGCAAAAGCAAGACTTCTTTGGCAACGGTACCAAGTTTGTGAACTTTGAGATTCTATATCCAGAGACAGCTAACGTAGTTCCTTATGGAGCTACACAACTAAGACTACACAACATCACTGAATACGATCCAGCTGGAAACGTAGTCAATACGGATACCGATAAAGTTCACCAATTGGAAGGAGCTATTCGTCAAGTAGAAGCTCAAAACCAGAAGACTTACGAAATCCGTGTAACGGATCCAGTGACAATTAATAAGTCAGCCGATTACAAAAAGCAAAAGGAAGAGTTGGTAGGAATGCTAACAGCATTACGCACTAAGTTCAATCTCAACCGCACCGACAAGATTAGCATCTACCTACAAGCATGGTGGAAGCAGTATCTGACAAACACAGCAAAACAATACAAATACGAGATTCCAGCAGATGTGATGCAACAGCTTATCAATCGTTGGGCTTTCTCAAACAAAGACGTAAACATTAAAGTTATCCGCGATGGAATCCAAAACGAGGATTTCAAAAACTGGGTGATGAGCTTTGATGGTAAAGAGTCGATCAACCAAAAGAAGATCTGTGTAAGACCGATCGAAATCTTGTTTTTGAGATTGGGTGTATACGTTCTAAAAAACATTTCACAACTAGTAGCCATCAATCCAAATGACAGCGTGAGACAAATCAAAGCTGATTTGGATGATGCAATTTCAAGAATCAAAGCATCAGCAGCATCTCCAGAGATGAAAGATGACGGCGCAGCATTAGCTTTTTTGAAGCGTGAATTAACAAGATTAAAAGATATAGGTGGTTTCAAAGCAATTGTTCCATTGGAAGGTATTGTTTTCAAATACAACGGCAGACTTTACAAACTAACAGGAGCATTTGCACCAATTAACCAGATCCTAGGATATCTTAAATTCTAACAAGATGAAACTAAAAAAACTTATAGAAAAACAGATGTTGGATGAAAAGAAAGAAGCAATTGCTACTTCTTCCAATACCAACCTAACCCTTCACTACGATTCAATGTTTCACAACGTTGGAGAAGAGGGAGCTCCAGAGTTCAGCTTTACAATCAGTATTTCATCAACTGGTGGTAAAGAGTTCTTCCGTGGAGTAGCGGACTCAGCAGAAAGTGCTAAAATTGCTGAGGGAGTAAAACTCGAGCTACGTCGAGCAATGCGTCGATTTGACAAAAACGTAGAGCTAATCTTAGAAAAATACAAGTTACAAGCACGATGAGAGAAACATTTGTTACAATAGGAAGTAACCACGCAAAGCGTCAAGAGGGTGACGTTTGGGAAGAACGTGGTAAGTTATGGACCATTAAGAATGGTATAAAAAGAACTGTTACTAAGATGGATCAAGCTCGCAAAGAGTTCTTGATGCCATTATCGTGTCCACAATGCGGACGATCAATGAATCACCACTTTAATGAACAATCATGGGCAACTCACAAAAGTTGCTTCGAGTGTGTTATTGATATGGAGCATAAGTACATGAAGGACGGAACATACGCAGAGTATGAAAAGGATGTAATGCTAAAAAATGCAAAAGCTTTTGCCGATGCGTTTGAGGAATACATTGACGATTATATGAAGGAGAGTGTAGCACAAAGTAGTGTTACTGAGGACGGTTTGGTTGAGAAGTGGAAAGATGTTGACCAATCACATTTGGAAAACATCAAAGGAGAGGTTTTGGAAAAACTTAACGATAATATAAAACAAATAGAAGGTAAATAATGGATTCAACGGTAGTAGTAGCAGCTTTTTTGACGGGAGTACTAGGACCAGTGGCGGTTATAGGTGTACGCCACTATTTGGAAAAAAGAAAGGCAAAGCCAGATATGGTGGCTGAAGCTTTAGAGACAAGTGAGAAAGTGTATGCCAAGATTGAGCATATTCGTGATGAGTTTGGAGCAGACCGGGTTTGGATCACTCAGTTCCACAATGGTGGGCATTTCTATCCAACCGGAAAGTCGATTGCTAAGTTTAGTATGGTATATGAGGTTGTGAGTTTAGGAACCTCATCAATCCAAAACAACTTTCAAAACATTCCCGTAAGCTTATTTAGCAAATCAACAAACTTTCTCTTGGAGAATGATATTATAGAAATTCCAGATTTCAAAGATGAGAGTATTGCTACACACGGTCTTAAATATGTTGCAGAAGAAGGTCGTTGCAAGTCAGGATATTTATTTGCGATTAAAACTATTGATGATAAGTTTATAGGTGCTTTAGGCTTAGACTTTACTAAGCGTAAAACAAAACTAGACATGGAATCAATTAATCACCTAAGTACACACGCAGCATCCATCGGTGGTGTATTAAACGCTCATTTAGAAAAATAATGCAAAACGAAGAGTCACAAGGATTATGGGCAAACATCCGAGCAAAACGAGCTCGAGGTGAAGCACCAGCTCGCAAAGGATCTGAAGCCTATAAGAAGGCGGTAGCAGCTGCTAAGAAGATTAACGCAGAGGGTATATACGAAATCACCATTTGCGAAAGATGTGCACTCGGATTGTTAGAAGATATCAGAGACGGGAAGTTCGAGCTTACCGAAGCTGAATACAGAGGTCGTGAGGTAAAACTTGGCAAACCAATGAAAGGTGATGTCAAGAAATATAAAGTGTATGTCAAGAATGATTCTGGAAATGTTGTCAAAGTGAATTTTGGAGATCCAAATATGTCAATCAAGAGAGATGATCCAGCACGCAGAAAAGCATACAGATCAAGACACAACTGTAGTAACCCAGGTCCTAGAGATAAAGCTAATTACTGGAGCTGTAGAATGTGGTCATCAAAACCAGTGAGTCAAATACTAAAAGGAAAGTAATGCCATACGAAATTAGAAAATCAGGAGACGGATTCAAGGTATTCAAAAAAGGTACCAACCAAGCTTTTTCAAAACACCCAATGACAAAAGAAAAGGCAAAAGCTCAGATTGCAGCTATACACATCAACACCACTGAGGCAGTAAATGCAATCAATGAATTGAAACTCAGCTCCTATGGTGTAAAAGAGTTACTACGAGCAATTTTTGACCATCCAGAGATTTTACCAAAGCTTCACTTCAGAAAGTTTAGAGATGTGATTGATTACATGAAATCGGCTGATCAAGAGGAGCAAGAAGAGTTAGAACAAAAGGTGATCGCTTTAGGAATTAAAGTAGATAAAAGCCACCTAATGGAACTTTCAATCGTGTCAGTTGGAGTACGTGATTTATTAAGAAAAATATTCAAAGATCCAAACCTGATGAAGCAACTAAACTTTTCTAATTTTAGAAGAGCTGTCGAGTATGTAAGAGGTTGTGATATTCAAGATTTTCACGAACTAGAACAAGAAGTAGAAGCCTACGAAAAAGCTCATGGGTTGGTATAATCAACCTCAACGTTCACGAAAATAAACGCACATGGAAGGTGAGAGTAATAGGAAGAAGAAACATATCAATGCAAAGTCTAGCGACATGGAGCATGATGATCGCTCTATTCTTCAATCCGTTCGGATTCGACGTGATTCAGTATTGGTTGATATTAGCCACTGGAAATTTATGGAGAGCGAACTTCGTTTTGTACTGCTTAGCGGGACTATTCTTTGGCTTATCCATATTGTTTCGCTTGCTATCTAAAAAGCGACATATTTATACAAAACAGAGTAATGAAAAAAACTAATCAAAAGTTAGCAGAGTCAGTACTTCGCAAGTACATTCAGAAAGAGATCCGTCGTATGATGGAAGCTGATGAGACAACCGATGACCAAAACGCAGAAGCAGGTCAAGAAGGAGATCAAGAAGAGGCACCAAAAGAAGAACCAAAGAAGAAAGAACCAGAACAAGCTCCTGAAGAAGAAGCGGGTTTGAATGATGATTTCCAAGCAGGTTTGGATCAGTTTGTGCAAAAGCTTAAAACAAGCACCGAGTCAGTAGATCACGAAGACCTAGTAGAAATTGTTGGTCAATTGATTGACGTATTTGTATCTTCTAACGAGGGAAGACTAAACATCCTAAGAGCTGTTAAAACAAACATCGTACAGTAATGAATACAAGAACAAAATCGATCGTTAAGCGTTTGAAAGAAGATACTGCATATCAGGAGTTCTTCAAAAAAGCAATGGAGAAGTTTGACATCAAATCACCAGCTGATCTAGAGGATCCTGAGAGAAAAAAGAATTTCTTCAACTATGTAGACAAAAACTATTCAGCCAAAACTGAATCAAAGAAAAAATAATGAAACTGGAAGTTACAAGAACGAACTTAGTATTGTTTGCAATTGTTGTAGGTCTTTTGATCTACTCCATTGCATTTGCACCAAACCGTAATGGGGTGAAATATATCAAACCACAACATGAGTTGGATAGTTTGGCACACGTAATCACAGACTTGAAAAAAGAGCAGCATGCTAAGGATAGTGTAATAACTAATTTGAAAAGTGATATATCTGCTCTGGATAAGGTGATTTACAATCAAAAAGTAAGAATCGTTAAAATAAGAGAAGAATATGACACTAAAATTAAAACTGTTAGCAATTACACTCCTTCTGAGCTTGACAGCTTTTTCGCAGAGCGTTACAAATAACACAATAAAAACAGACACTGCAATAGTGGTGTTACCTTATAGAGTTGCTAGATTGGTTGCAATCGACCTAGTACGCTATGATTCTACTAAGGCGGAATTACAGGCAACTCAACAACTACTAAGATTTACTAACGACAAGATCACAAAGCAAGATTCATTGATCAAGACTTATGATAGTCAGATGAGCACAATGAACAATCAAATCAAAGCATATGAGCAAAAGGATACAATCCAAACTCAGATGGTTAGCGACTTGCAAAAGGATAATCGTAAACAAGGTAGAATAATCAAAGTGCTAGGAACAACAGCGGGTATCTTTTTTATTACCACACTGACATTATTCTTAGCTCACTAAAAATCTAGGTTATGAGTACAGAGGAGAAGAGTCTAAAGGACATCATCCGTGAGGAGTATATTAAGTGTGCACGATCAGCATCATACTTCATGAAGAAGTATTGTATGATTCAGCACCCTACTAAGGGGAAGATTCCATTCCACCTATATCCATACCAAGAAGATTCATTACAAGAGTTTCAAGACAACGACCGTTGTATCATTCTAAAATCTCGTCAGCTAGGCATCTCAACACTTATTGCAGGATATGCGTTATGGATGATTTTATTCCAGAATGACAAGAACTGCTTAGTAGTGGCGATTGACCAGAACACATCTAAGAACCTCGTAACAAAGGTGAAAGTGATGTTTGATAATCTTCCAAGCTGGTTGAAGCTAAAAGCTGTTGAGAGTAACAAACTATCAATCAGACTATCAAACGGATCACAAATCAAAGCGGTATCAAGCACAGGAACATCAGGACGTTCAGAAGCGTTATCGTTGGTTATTATTGATGAGGCTGCATTCGTTGATGGAGCAGAGGAGTTGTGGGCATCGCTACAACAAACATTGAGTACGGGTGGTCAAGGTATCTTATTATCAACACCAAACGGTACTGGTAACTTCTTCCACAAGATGTGGACTAAAGCAGAAGCGGGAGAGAACAAATTTAAGACATTACGACTTCCATGGCAAGTGCATCCGGAGAGGGATCAAACATGGAGAGATCGACAAGATGCTGAGTTAGGATTGAGGTTAGCGGCACAAGAGTGTGATTGTGACTTTAGTACATCAGGTAATACAGTTGTATCACCAGAACTCATATCATACTACATGCAAACGTATGTACAAGAGCCAATCGAAAAGAGAGGCTTTGATGGTAACTATTGGGTATGGGAGTTTCCAGACTACACAAAGAATTATGTTCTAACAGCCGACGTTGCTCGTGGTGATGGAAGTGACTACTCTGCATTCCACGTTATTGATGTAGAATCGTGTCGTCAGGTAGCTGAATATAAAGGTCAGGTTGGAACAAAGGAATTTGGTAATCTTCTAGTAGCAGCTGCTACAGAATGGAATAATGCGCTACTTGTGATAGAGAATGCAAACATTGGTTGGGCAGCTATTCAACAAGTAATCGATCGCAACTACCAGAACCTATACTACACCTACAAGCAAGATGCACTTGACTCAGACAAGTTCTTGACTAAGGGATATGATCTAGCCTCCAAGACAGATATGGTTGCAGGGTTTACAATGTCGCACAAGACAAGACCTTTAGTTATTTCTAAGATGGAGTTGTATATCCGCGAAAAAAGCTGTATAATTAGGAGTAAGCGATTGCTTGATGAGTTGTTTGTATTCATCTGGAAAGCTGGAAGAGCGGAAGCTGCACAAGGCTACAATGATGACTTGGTAATGTGTTTTGGACAAGGATTATGGGTTCGAGACACAGCACTAAAACTCAGACAAGCAGGAATAGAGATTAACAGAGCTGCTCTACAACATCTGAAATCAACAGTGTCCGTATACAAACCAAGTACACAGACAAATCAATGGAAGATGACTGACTACAAAGGTAACAGTGAGGATATGGGCTGGCTTCTTTAATCTCGAGACTATTTATTAAAAATAAACACTAATGGCTGAAAATAGAACACTTTTTAGTAGTTTGCGAAAACTCTTTAGTACGGATGTGATCATTCGTAATGTGGGTGGCAATCAACTGAAGGTAATTGACACAGCTCGCATTCAATCAGACGGAAATATTGCGACAAATCGCAGAGTAGACCGCTTTTCACGATTATATGCTACTAATCCTGGTTTTGGATACAAGGATGGTCAACTACAATTATACACTCGTTTAGAATTGTTTCGTGACTACGAAGCAATGGATACAGACAGTATTATCTGTTCTGCACTAGACATTTATGCAGATGAGTGTACTGCAAAGAATGAGTTTGGAGATATCTTAGCAATCTCTTCTACTAATGGAAAAATACAGAAGGTATTACACAACCTATTCTATGACGTATTGAACATCGAGTTCAATTTATGGCCATGGATTAGAAACACAGTCAAGTATGGTGACTTCTTCCTGAAATTAAACATTGCAGAGCAATATGGTGTAATCGGTGTCGAGCCGATTTCCGCTTATGAGATGATCCGTGAAGAGAACTTTGATCCAGAAAATCCACAACGTGTTAAGTTTGTGAGAGATGACTCAGCCTTGTCTTCAGCATCACACATTGCAAGAATTGATGATAGAGAGGAGTATGAGAACTATGAAATGGCTCACTTCCGTCTATTAACAGACACAAACTTCCTTCCTTACGGCCGTTCGATCATTGAACCAGCTCGTAAAGTTTGGAAACAGATTAGCTTGATGGAAGATGCGATGTTGATTCACCGTATCATGCGTGCACCAGACAAGCGTGTATTTAAGATCGATATTGGTAACATTCCACCAAACGAGGTAGATGCTTTCATGGAGAACATGGTAAACCGAATGAAGAAGGTACCATATGTAGATCCTGAGACCGGTCAATACAACTTGAAGTATAACATGCAGAACTTGCTTGAGGACTTCTATTTACCAGTTCGTGGATCGGAGAGTGGAACATCAATTGATACACTATCAGGAATCCAGTTTGATAGTATTCAAGATATTGAGTACTTAAAAAATCGTTTACTTGGGTCATTAAAGATTCCAAAGGCGTATCTTGGATATGAAGAGGATACAACTGGTAAAGCAACTTTGGCATCTCAAGATTTCCGTTTTGCAAGAACAGTTGAGCGTATCCAACGAATCATGGTTTCTGAATTATATAAGATTGCTGTAGTACACCTCTACTCACAAGGATTTGAAGACGGAGACTTAGTCGACTTCACACTAACCCTCACAGCACCATCTTCAGTATACGAAAAGGAGAAGGTAGAGTTGTGGACTAGTAAAGTGACGTTGGCTGGTGACATGATTGACAAGAAGTTATTTAGTCGCTATTGGGTTTATGAAAACCTATTTAACATGGCTGAATCAGACTACTTGGCTGAACAAGATAGAATCATTCAAGATACAAAAGAGCAATTTAGAATGGAGCAAATCAAGACCGAAGGAAACGATCCAGTTAAGACAGGTCAGTCATTTGGTACAGCTCATGATATTGCAGCTCTATACAAAGGTGATGGTGGTGTTCCGAAAGGGTATAATGAGAAGAGTAGTGAGTTACCACCAAAAGGAGGATGGCCAGGTGCCGGAAGACCAGAAGAACCTGGTACTTATGGAACACACGAGCATCCACTTGGTTGGGATCCGTTAGGAAACAAAGCCAACCGCAAGGTTCATGAAAGTACGAAGAAGATGGCTTTATACGAAGGTTTGATAGGACAGTTAGATAAAAAGAAAAACGCTATCAAAGAAACGTTTAAGTCCGATGAGTTAGTTGACAGATCTAGTTTATTGGATGAAGATAACATCTTACAAGAGGAATAACATAAACCGACATATTTATTATTAGATGAAAAAATCAACACACTCCAAGATCAAGAACACGGCAATTCTGTTTGAATTGTTGACGCGTCAGGTTGCGGCTGATACTATTAAGGGTGTCGAGAAATCGCCTGCTTTAGCGATAATTAAGGAGTTTTTTAAGTCAAATTCAATCTTAGCTAAGGAGTTGGTATTATACCAAACCTTACTTAACGAGAAGTATACGAATACAGCTAAGGCTAACTATTTACTCAACACTGTAGTAAAGCTTAGAAATAAGATGAATGCTGATAAACTTCGTGATCAGAAGTATAATTTGATCCGTGAGGTTAAGAAGCATTATGATTTGCAAGAATTTTTCAAGACAAACTTGAACGATTACAAACTCTATGCTTCGATCTATCGAGTATTTGAGGGTGTAAGTGTAGCTAAGGTGACTGATGTCGTGAAGAGTAGATATACTATTCTTGAACACATCACAAAGAAAAATCAAGCAAGATTGAGTGAAGCAGCAGAAGTTGCGGTTGACGATTATTTGAAGCAAGATGAAGAAGTTCGTCTACTAGCCTACAAGTTAATGATCGACAAATTCAACGAGAAGTATGCAGGCTTATCGGCTAAGCAAAAGGCCATCCTAAAAGAGTACATCAATAACGTATCTAACACAGCAGGATTGAAACAATTCGTTGTAACAGAAGGAAAGGCTATCAGCAACACTATCAAGAAGATGTTGCCAAAGGTACAAGATACTATCACAACAATCAAGCTTACTGAGGTTTGCAATCTAGTAAACAAGTTTGAAAAAGCTCGTTCAATCAAAGAGGAGCATGTATTATCGCTTCTGTTGTACCATGAGCTATTAAAAGAGTTAAAGAATGTCAAATAAAAAGCTAACTACTGAGGAGATCAACGACATCCGCGCATACATTAAAAAGTTGCGCAAGGAAGGAAGTACTGCAGCAGGAGCTGGTGCTTATGATACTCCAGCAGCCTTTACAGGAGATCCAAACGATGATGGAACTCAAACAGTTGATGTAGAGGATCCACAATACGGATATTCTATTAAAGCTAAGAAAACAAACAAGAATTTCGTACCAATACACGAAGCTAGCTATAAATCATTCAAAGAAGATCCAACTGCAAATGAAGTGCAGAAGGTGAATAGAAAAATTCTTGAGGTGAGTAAAATGCTGAGAGAAATTTCTAGAGCTTTGGATCATAGCATGAAATTAAAGACAGAGTCAGCGTTAGACAATAGCCGTTATTGGAAGCGTACAAACGAAGCGATTCTAAAGATCAGTGCAAGACTTGCCGAGATCAACGAAAAAGCTAGTAATCTAGCAGACTTAAAAGAGTTAGCAGCTTCATCTGTTAAAACTAAGCTAGTCGACCTATTCAACAAAGCTGGGATTCAAGTTAAACCAGAAGATATTGATCATAATCAACTAGGAGCCGATTGGTATGAGTTTGATATCATGATCGAAGGTGAACCATACGCTATTGACTATCGCAGTGGTGAGTTATTGTATCAAGCCTATGACGAAGAGATTAGACTTGGAAACATGAATCAAGAACAACAATTAATACAAAACATAGTCAAAGAATTTAAGCCATGAGCAAACAAGTAATAGTTGACTTCATAGGATCTTTACAGTTCACACCAGAACAGATCAACGAATCAATCAGCCAGAATAGTGGTAAATTGATTGTTAGTGGTATTATGCAAAGAGGTAGTACTGGTAA